TTGATATGGCTGGCAATCTCACGAAGTGAGTTTCCATGATTCCTCATTAAAAAGATAGTTTCCCGTTCATCTATGGTAATATGCTTGTAGTGATCCATGGTTAAATTCCTTTCATGATTGTTTTCGCAAACATCATTTTACAGAAATTTGGCCATGGGCCATTCTTTATTTAATTAGTGTTGCACTTAAAGTGTAAATTCAAGAGTAAAATAAATACGCCTTACTTTTTGTAAAAGCGCATTTATTAAGACTGAGTTGAATTGAAATTTTCACCAGAAATTTCTTTAAATTGGTCAACGGTTAAAGCATAGGAATTTTTACCTGTAGGATCAGTAACTCCCCGTAAATCCGTAATATTCATCGTGTGCCAATCCTGATAAGCCCATTTAAAAATTTGATATAACATATATAATTACCTCCATTTAATATCTAATTAATTAGTTGTTGAACTTGGTGTTGATTCAGGTGCTGGAGTAGTATTTGTTGAATTTGCTGCTGAAGTACTAGATGAAGTATTCTGCTTTGCTAAGGCTGTTACCGATGCCAAAGCCTGTTGAACTTCACTCGCTAAAGACGATTGGTTTTGAGCTAAAGCTGTCAAAGCTGCCGCACTTTGCGTCCCACTTTCAGTTATTCCTTGAATTTGAGTCTGAGAATTTTGCACTGTCGTCTGTAGCTTAGTAAAATCCTGATTTAATGTGTTTAGCGAAATGTCAGGCAGATTACCCGGATTAAGTAATTTCTGGTTAGTTGCATCATATCTAAATTTATCAGGGTATTGAGCAAACTGATTAATCCATGAATCTAGGACAAATACTTTTATATAACCGTCAGTCTCAGTTTTTTTATAATCAGTAACAAATCCATTTGAATCAAACGTAATATAAATAAACATTGTTTATTATCTCCCTTTTATGATTGTAAAATCTTGTTAATAACACTGTTATTAGGCCCAACTGCATATAAATTATATGAATCATCAATACATATATGTTGAATATAACTTATTCCTAAGCTTCCTGATGAAACCGTCCAAATGATTGAACCATCTTTATAATTTATTTTTTGAACTTCACCATTATCTAAACCAGCATAAACCATACCATCTTTATCGATACACATAGCTGTAATATTAGAATCTGTTGTTATTGTTTGCTTAGTAGTATTACCATCGATTGTAACACTATAAACATAGCTCGCCTTATCTCCACCAACATAGAACAAGTTGTTTTTAGGATTATAACTCATTGCACTAATAGATCTGCTAAAATTACTTGTTTGTGGACTTCCCGAATTTGAATACCACAAATGTAAACCATCTGGACAACCAATTCCTACCATTGGTGTCCCCGAATTATTTTGGTTGTAAGCCAAAGCATCAATTTCTTGAGAAACAGGCACACTATTAATACTAGAATTATCAGAAGGTATTATAACTGCATTTCCTGTGTCTGTCCCTACTACAATCATTGATAGATTTGAAGATGGGTCGGGAATGCAAATAATATCATAAACAACATTTCCATATCCACTAAGTGGTCGATACCATTTAAAATTAAGATTTTTATCATAACAATTAACACCGGGATCAGCTGTTCCTGCATAAAAACATTGAGTGTGTTCATCCCACGTAATTACTTCAAATGCATGAGAAGCTCCAAGAGAATTAGGAATTGGAGATGTAGAATTAGGTAAAATTCTAAAAACTTGACTACTACCATTATTATATCCAGCATTGGTCCCTGCTAAAAGAGTTCCATCTGGAGCACAAGCTAAAGACCATAAATTTTTAAATCCAGAAATTGGTGTTCCAATTTTATAATTTTTGCCTGTGTAACTTGAAAATATCTTATAAATATTTCCTTTACCATTAGAATAATACATACCGCCTATTTTATTAACGTTTCCACCAGAATCTCTAAAATATCCCCCGCCAAATTCAGTATATCCATTATTTAATTTTGGAATAATCAAACCCATATTTTCATCTCCTAACTTACAGGATACCAATAAATACCAGCAGCAGTTGCAACCTTAGCGGCAGATTGAGCTGAACTATCATCTGCATTTTGATGATAAAATCCTGAAATATCAGATTCTTTAGCAAATCCGGATGTTGCGGAATTAACAGCACTTGTAACATCTGCGGTTGTGGCAACATCTTTACCACCTTTTTGAAGTCCATCAGTGAAGTTTGCGAGCTTAGTAGTATCGGCAAGCGTTGATGGAACTGCTGGAACACCGTCTTTAGTGATGTACGGATTGCCCGTTGCTTTATCAATCGGGGCTATGTCAAAAGTATTTTTGCCAGTGTACTCTTGATTTTGACCCAATCTAGCTAGATCAGACGGTAAACTGCTTGCTAGTAGTAACGGATTGCTGTTAACAGTTGGAACGGTGTCGAAGTTGTTAGCACCAGATAGGTGGGCGACTTTAGAATCGTCAGCATTAACAACCCAACCGGTATCATCAGATGCTCTTATTCGTCTGTACACAAAAGAGCCATCAATAGTAACTCCATAAGCATACCACCAACTATCACCCTCACAAATAACAACAGCGTCAACAATGGAAGCATACCAAGGACCATTACTATCTCTAATATAGACTACACCACCTGCGTTATATTTAGTTCTCACAAGTGTAGCAAAATCTACAGTTGAACTAGTTTCATCTATTTTGTAATCTTCGGGATTAAACATTGCCTGCTTTTGCCAATTTGATGTATCAGAGGTATGCACAACCTTGCTATCATCAGCAGGTGTGATAGTATTCCCATTAACTTGAATTGTACCATTTTTATTGTCGGTAACTTTGGCACTTAATCCATTGTTCAAATCAGTAACAGTTACATAATTACTTAAATCAGGACTTACATTACCGCAATTTTTCCATGCTCCAGCATCAAAAACATATAAATCTGTTCCAACAAAATAACAGTACCCTTCTTGATTTCCAGTTGTTGGTAATTGGGAAGCATTACTTACTGTGCCTTTTACAACCAATCCAGCACCAACAGGACCTTGTGGACCGACTGGACCAGTAGCACCAGTGTCACCTTTATCACCTTTGTCACCCTTTGACGACACAAGATAAAATGACTTTGAAGTTCCATCATCATAATTTAAGGTTACTTGCGTCCATAAAAATGGATTAACTTGCGTAGTTGCAATTAAACTATTTGACCATGTTCCTGTTGGAACAACTGTTGCACTATTTGAAATTTGATATTGAATGGTTGTTGATGAAACGCCCGTACCAGTTTTTCCTTGAATACCTTGAATTCCTTGAGGACCTTGAATTGGACCACAATCTTTCCATGCTCCATTTACCCAAATATATAATTCTTCATTGACTAAATATCCGTCACCTTCGTTTGCAGTTGAAGGAAGATTAGAAACTGAAGAAACTCGATCTTTAATTTCAAGACCTTGACCAGTATCACCCTTGTCACCTTTGTCACCCTTCTGTACATTATGAACCGCATTCTCCATTTGACTACTTAAGTCATTAAACTGTTGCTGAAAATCATTCAAAGTGATTGTCGGGATCACCTCACCAGTATCACTCATTAAGTTCTCTTCAATTGAGAACCCTAATGTCCCATCACTTGGAAAAATTGCCTGTGTCCCGTCATTCATGGTAACCCAAACTTCAATATCATAATCATCAGGAACTAGTGTCGTCATCACTTCCTGATCAATCAAAAAAATAATCGTACCATTTAAAAGATTCGTAATTTTTGTTAGATCTATACTTTTGTCCATAATATAACCATCGTCATTTGCAATTTTAATCACAATGGTTTTAGCATTAGTTAAATCAAATGCCAATCCGTCTGCAGTTAATGCTAAGTTTAATGAAGTTGTTGTATCTAAATATTTAACCACATCATTATCATCTGTGAATGCGAGTTCCTTGCTCATTATTTTTCGCCTTCTTTTTAAGCTGATTATTTTCAATTTTTAATAACGCAATTTGTTGATTTTTTGCAGCCATATCTTGACTGTACTCATTAACTAATTGGTTAATTAAATCCTGCGCATTAATGTTACTCATCAAATCACCTTACATCTTCAATTTATTTTCAATTTTATTAATTTCACTAAGTAAATTGGTTCCATGTGAAATGACATCACCAGCATGAATATCAATTGTCGTACCAGCTTCATTGTGGAAATAAATATCAGTTCCTGAAACTGATGAAATATAACCTCCAGGACCACATTTAATTCCTTCTGCCAAATAGGTCCATGCATTTTCACTACCAATATGAGTATTGTTGCCGCCATATGCTTGAAAAGTTTGTCCTTCAATGATTGAGGATCCAACGTTAATTGAATCAACATCCAAGCCACCACGAATTTGAGTGTACCCATTACTATTTCCAGATACAAATTGAAGATATTTACCATTACTAATGGCACAAAAACCGTTTGTGTCTAATGTGATCCTTCCATTATTACCATCTTCCTCAATTGATGCCCCTGTAATTGTTGAAGTTGCATCAATTTTCGCAGCTTTAATGATTGATGAATCAACTTCCACAGAGTTCAAATATCCGGCTTCAATGGTTCCTAAATCGGCAGTTAATGCTGAAAGCTGCCCAATTGACAAAGCTGTTTGAGACATTTTGGTCTTAACCCAATCAGATCCATCATAAGTATACATTTCACTAGTTATATGATTACTATCTTGAACATACCAAATATCACCTTCATCATGGGTTTTCCCATCATCAAATGGTTCTTGAGATGAAACAGTGATTTTCCCATCCAACGATGTTTTAATCTTACCCGCTTCATCAGCTGCAGAATTAGCGGCACTTTTGGCATCGTCAGAAGCCTGCTGGGCAAGCTTAGCATTTTCATCAATATTTAAAGTTCCCGTTGCAATAATCAATCGTTATCACCATCCTCAACTTCTGTCCCTTCGCCAGTTGACTCATCACCATCTTCATCACTATCCGAACTTGCATCCGAATCATCCGCATTATCATTTCCAGCAATTACTGGTTGTTCAGCTTCATCATTTTCACCTTCATCTTGTTCAGGATATTCAACAACTAAGTCTTTAGAATCATCACGGATTTTAAGTGGAGCCGTATATAATGCGCTATGAGCAATAGACACAGTGTGTGCATCATCCCTATATTCAGAAACGTTAAAGCCAACAATTAACCTAGAATTATTAACATCTTCATATATGCCCTCCGGTTCCAAATGACCGCCATTTTCCAACGGCACTGTTAACTTAATATCCTGCATTGGTTCCACCACATAATCAAATACCATTGACTGTGTAATTAAGTTAATACACATAACATGTTTGTCATCAGCATTGTTAACATCACCAGCTGTAAAAAAAGCAAATGGATAGCTAATCCCATTCGCCTGAAGAGTATTATAAGCGCCATTATTAGTGGTTCCAGCTGGTAATGGCTTCCATTTAAAATCTTGCAATTTAAATTCAATGATTGGTTTGAAGTTTCCTGCCTGTAAATCGCTTATCTGACAAACATACACTTTCCCGCTCGTCGTGCTTCCCAGCCATAGATTATTTTTCAAATCAACTGCAACTCGAAAATATTGTTTTACTTGGCACCACTTGGTTATATTACTGGCACTCGTATTTGCTTGGTAAGGAAGAGTTACCAAATAATATTTCCCATCATTCTGATCTTTTATTTCTGTATAAATTGTGTTGGAGCCTTCATCATAACCAAAAGAACCGCAATGACCACCTCCAGTCACAAACATCATGCTTTGCAATGTTCCATCGGCGTTCCATTTAATAAACTCACAATCCGAATGAATTTTGTCTTTAGTGTAGTGATAACTAGACAACACTGAACTGTCGCTCAATAAATATGAAAATTGTAAAGCCCCAATGTGCTGATCACCGTTAAAATCTTTGTTGGCGGCATCCTTAGTTTCCCAAAGCTTCTGCCAAGAGCCGTCAGCTGAACTACTGGTATCAATCCACATTTCAGCTTGATTTTTAACGTAAGTATCATCAATTGTAACTAATAAGGTGCCGACAAAGCCCCTTACACCATCGATGGTAACCTGATAACCATCTTTTGCATGGTCAGCTTCCCACCCAATATCACGGGTACCATCCATATTAATTTTTTGCCAATTAAAAGCTTGTGGTGACAGATAAGAAGTCACGTTTTCACCTTCAATAAACAATCTCGCAATCACCCGTTTGGAAGTATCCGTGTTATACCAAGTCGATCCCAACGGCGTAATCAAACTAACTGTGGCTGCATTGGCATTTTCTCTAGCATCTTCAAATAGTTTCTTAACATGGTCATTCCAACGCTGTTCCATATTACGGATAAACGCCGGTGTAATTACTTTAACTGTGCTAAACTCTCCCAAGACGACTTTATTTTGACTTGAATCACTCTCTGAAATGGTTTGCTGAATGACTCGCGCTTCCGTTGTCAAAATTGGGTTCATGGATAAATCAATCACCTTAATAGTATCGCCCAAGTTAGCTTGAAAATCTTGAGTAACCTCCACAGCATAGTTAATTCGTGGGTGATTATACAATCTCAATTCCCGTAATCCCCAATCAAGCAATGCTTTAGGTTCAGTAATAGTGTCACTAGTAATTGTTCCTTCTAGCCAGGTATTCTGATCAGTGTTATAAAGAGAGTTTGCCGATAGATCGGTAATATAGTTCTTACCATTATTAACCTCTGCAATTGAAGCATTATTTGCTCCAACGATATAGAGTTTAGTAACCAAATTAGTATCAACTGTTTCTCGTTGAACGGATAACATGTTTTGACCATAAGTGATTGATTTCCCCTCATTTTCACCTAATTGATCAGCTAATTCTAAAATTAGATCAGTCACAATACCATTGGAGTCAATATGGCAATAAGCATCAGCTTCCGCATCGTAAGTTGATAGAACCGTCTGTAAGGCAGCTTGACTAGAAGACGTTCCATCAAAATTAATATCGGCAAATAATCCCGAAGAACAATTATTTTGTAAGTCCCAACCGGTATCTGCCATGATCCATTGCATGGCTTGATCTAATTTACAATCTTTAATTTCTTTTTGTGGTGGAATGGTCTTATTAAGTTTATAGATTGCTAGGTTAATAGCATCCACCGTTACTAAGTGAGCCCCACTAGTGGCATCAATAGTTTCATCAACCTGATAAATTCGATAAATACGCCAATGATTATGCACATCATCATACACAGCAACACTATTACCAACCGTTAAGTATTGAGCCGCAGGGGCACTTTGCAACATGGTTAGTCCTGTTAATGTATCATTCCAACTTTTAGAGTTAGCATTCGGATCCGTACTATTAAAAGTGCTAACGCCAGTAATACCATCATCCGAGTTACTGTTATCATCGGCAATTTGACGTTCAACTACTTCACCCCAAAACGGGTTGGCGTCTGAATTAGTCGATAACGTGGCAACTCGCTTTAAATTTTTATCCAGGATAATATACAAATCTCTAACCTCCTTATTTATGTATAAAAAAAGTAGTCGCTTTCGTGACTACTTAATTGCTGGTCGATATTCAATTGTTACATCAGCATTTTTGGGATCCGGGAAAAAGTGTAGAGTTTGTGGAACTCCACCAGTTAATTTAGGAAAAGTTGATAACCAAGAAACATATTTATCGGCTGTCTTTCCATCGATGGTTACTTTATTGTTGGCCGTATCAATAATGATTTCTTGACCAGCCTTGGCAATAATATGTGGAGTATCATCTGGATCAGTAGAACCATCACTGCGCCATTCTTCATAATTGGTTAAAGCTTCATAATCTGATTTGTACGCCACCACTGGATTAACTAAATCCTCTTTAATATCATGCTTGCCAAAGAAAACGCCTAAATTTGCCAAAGCAAATCCAAACTTACCAGATTTATCCAACTTTTCCTTATGCATATGCGTTTTATTAGTATTGTTAACACTATATGGCTCACCGGTTTTAGGATCCCACTGGTTAATTTCTGCTACCCAGTTATCGTAGACATTACCAGAATCATCGGTTTTCTTTTGACGTTCAAGAATAAATTCACCATAAAAGTTCGAATATGCGTCCTTATTCATATAAGAGGTTTCAGTTACATATTCTTTTTCCTTTTTCTTCTTTGTCGTAGCCTTGGGAGCTGATGTTTTTTTACCCCCTTTACTACTACTTTTCTTACCGCCTTTTTTTGCTTTTACAACTCGTTTCTTTTTAGTCTTAGTTTTCTTACGCTTTTTTCGTTTCCTTCGAGCAAAGAATTGTAGATTCATTTTTATCACTTCTTTTTAGCTGTCTTTTTCTTAACGGTGACCGTTTTGGTATAGGCAACTTTAACATGTTTTGTAGCTTCGTTTTGCTTCTGTTGTCCATTACCTTCATCAAACAGCAATGTCAAATAACTATCAGAATTACTACTATCAAAATTATTACCTAATTGAACAAATGCCCGCGGATAACGTCCCATCGAATAATCTTCAATGCCCATTCTTCCACAAACATTACCGTTATTGTCCAACAAATAAGCTTCGATTTTTCCCATCGCCCGCTCATTTTTCATTCGTTTAACATGATGTAAGCGTACCGAAACTTTCCAATAGGGAGTAATTTTCGGTAGACCATTATGCATAACCGCTGGTCCGTAAAAATTCTTGTGTTTCCCACGAGATCCCCATTCGTAATGATCATCTTTATCTTTAGCCACCATAATTGAAGTACCAGTGGCTGCCGATTTTCCATCTAACTCACCCTTATAAATTGGAAAAGCTTGTGTATCCTCACCACATTGAATCCATGTAGCTAATGAGTTGCAGGGATCGTCAACCTGTTGAGTTTGAGATTGTCCCATGACTGTGACGTTGCCATCACTATCCGTAACTGTATCGCCGTCATCAACATTATATCCAACTGCTACATAATCATCATTTGTTTCATAACCCACATAATAAAGATCTGCTTTCGGAATAATGTGAATAATTGGATCAACTTCCGTATTTCCTTCGGGAATAATTTGCTGATCATTGTCTGTAATTTTTATTTCCTTCTGTGGTAGAAATCCACGTGGATCTGCCAGCATGAAGACTAACGTAGTTTGAA